AGTAATAATAATTCTTTTTGAGGTTGATATTTATATTTATTTTATAATTTAAGTAATTTAGGAGAATTTTTTAATGGCCAAATCAATTTTAGAAGAAGCATTCCAGGACGCGAAAATCTTAAAGCAAACTGCTATTGAGAACGCAAAAAATGTCCTCGTTGAAGCTATGACCCCAAAGATTAGAGAATTTGTTGAAACGCAGTTAGGTGAAATTTCGTTAGGTGGAGATGATCAAGAAGAGCAAGAAGGCATCCCAATGATGCTAGTTCCTGCTATGCCAAAGCAGCACTCGGCTCCAAAACTAGGCCACGGCTTAAGTTTAGCTCCAGAAGCTCAAATGTATGAAGCAGCTCCTGAAGAAGACGAAGTTCCTGATTTCTTAGCAGATATGGATTTAGACGATGACGGCGAAAGCGATTCAAAGCCTAATCCATTTGCTGGAAAAAAAGGTGAAGATAGCGAAGAAGAAGAAAGTGACGACGAAGATTCAGAAGAAGAAGATTCAGAAGAAGAAGATTCAGAAGAAGAAGATGAAGAAGATTCCGAAGAGGAAGAGGAAAAAGACGACATGGAAAAAGAAGGTTTAGAATTAGAAGCTACAGATGTACAAGAAGTTAAAGAAGAGGTAGTTGAAATAACCAATGAAGATCTAAAAGAAGCGCTCAAAGAAGTTCTAAACTCCCTCAAAACAGAAGCTACCGTCACAAAAGGTTTTGGTGATGCAGAAGATGCAACAATCAAGAATGCCGGTGGTGCTGGTTCCAAAGGTATTGCCGATGAAAAATCAGGTGAGCACCAATGGTCTAACGTTATGCCTCCTGCCGCAACTGACATGACTGTCAAAGAAGCAAAGAGATATATCGTACAAGTTCATAAGGCTAATCAAGCCCTAAAGAAAGAAAACGCAGAATATAAGAAAGCATATGGTTATTTGAGAGGTAAGTTGCAAGAAACTAACCTTTTCAATAGTAAGCTTTTGTTTACGCACAAATTATTGAATTTATCAGAACTCAATGACAAGCAACGCATCGCAGTAGTCGAGGCCTTTGACCGCGCAGGTAATATGCGCGAAGTTGAGCTTGTTTATAGATCTCTAAGCGAATCATTTAAAATCGCTGGTGTATTGAGTGAAAGCAAGAAAGTTAAAGCCAGTCAAGCAAAAGCGTCTCGCTTATCCGCGCCTTCTTCAACAGTGCTAAAAGAAGCATTGTCAAGAGAAGAAAAGGCACAAGAAAACGGTGCAGACAGTCAATTGGCTCGTTGGCAGTTACTTTCAGGTTTAACTGAGTAATTAAGAGATTTTAATAGGAGATATATAATATTATGGCATTCGATTTCGCAACATTAACAGAAGGAATTAAGGACAGAAACATGTCCAAAGAATCTGCTAGACTTATGGAGAAGTGGGATAAAACCGGACTTCTAAAGAATCTAACAGACTCAAAGAGCAATCCAGCGAAGAGCAATATGGCTCGTCTTTTGGAAAGCCAAGCAGCGGAGCTTCTACGTGAAGCTTCCGATACGAGCGACGTCAAGGGTTTTCAAAGCATTGCTTTCCCAATCGTTCGTAGAGTTTTCGGTGGTCTTATTGCAAATGAACTCGTAAGCGTTCAACCAATGAGCTTACCATCAGGTCTATTGTTTTACTTAGACTATACGTTTGGTACTGCTAAATCTGGCGGTGGCAAATTAGATTGGACCGGTGGCGGTTCAGTTTATGGTGATCAAACTGCTCCAGGATCTGAAAATCTTGGAACAGGTGGTCATTACTACGTCAACAGTTCATACTCAAACCGTGAGCAAGTTGCAGCAAACCTACAAGTTCAATCTTCAGGTACTGCTACTTGGGCGATGGTTAATTATGACTTTGAACTATCAGGCGCTGTCAATGCCGGTACGTTGTTTTATGCTGACGTAGCACTTACTGCTTCAACATTAACAGTTGCTTCAATTGATGAAACCAACTTTAAGAACTTCTCAGTATCCGGTTCAACTACTGCATGGGGTACGGTAAAAGGTCTATATAAGAGACACAATACTTACAATGCCACAACTGGTATCCTAAGAGTATTCGTATCAGCATCGGCTGTAGGTTTTGCACCTAACGGTGTTGGTATTACTGCTTCATACGTTGCGAAGTCTGGCTTAACTGTCGATTCAACTGGTGTTGTTCATACTCCAGCGTTTGAGTCTGATTTCTCAGCCGACGTTATCCCAGAACTTGATATCAAAGTATCAAGCGTAGCTGTAACTGCTGAAGCTCGTAAGTTGAAAGCAAAATGGACTCCTGAGCTTGCTCAAGATCTCAATGCTTATCATAATCTAGATGCAGAAGTTGAATTAACACAAATCTTGTCAGAACAAATTGCTCTTGACATTGATCGTGAAATCTTAACCCAGCTTCTAACGTTCGGTACTGGTGCAACCATGTACTGGTCACGTAAACCAGGTGACTTCGTTAATAAGTTAACTGGCGCTGCTGTTGCTGGTTCATTTACTGGTACTGTTCGTGAATGGTACGAAGTATTCGTAGAAACTTGTATTGATGTGTCAAACACAATTCACCGCAAGACGCTACGTGGTGCAGCTAACTTCATGGTCGTATCACCAGATATTGCCACGATTCTAGAAGCAACGCAACTTTATAAGCCAAGTCTTTCAATGGATCCAAAAGAAACCCAATTCGGATTAGGAATTGAGAAAGTTGGTTCATTGAGCAATAGATTTACGGTTTACAAAGATCCGTACTTCCCACGTAACGTATGTCTCGTAGGCTACAAAGGTTCAAGCTTCCTTGAAACTGGTTATGTTTATGCTCCATATGTACCACTTATCGTAACCCCAACGATATTTGCTCCAGAAGACTTTACTCCACGTAAAGCTGTGATGACTCGCTATGCAAAAAAGATGGTTCGTTCCGATTTCTACCGGAAAAGTCATTGTTTTGAACATGGATGTAATTTAATCCAATAAAATCAACCACTTAGCGTAAAGTGGACTTTTTAAAAAGGCTCTGAAAGGAGCCTTTTTTTTTTGTCTAAATCATTATTTTCTTTGCTTTTATAGCATAGTATGTAATAATTACAACATGATATTAGAACAAGAAACAATTGAAAAATATAGGCATTTTCCATCTTTATTGGCTCAAACAAGTACAAAACTTTGTATTTTACAATGTGACTATTGTCAACAAATTTTTGAAAGAACCATGAAAGAGATAAATCGTGGTAATAAAAAAATAAGTTTAGATGCTTGTAAAAAAGATGAGTGCAAAAATAAAAAAAGTAGCGACGTATATAATCAGACTACAGCAAAAGACATTGAGAATATTAACAATAAACGTAAAACAACCTGTATTGAAAAATTTGGCGTAGATAATGCCGCTAAATCCTTAGAAAAACAAAGTAAAATGCATCAAACTATGATTGAAAGATATGGTGTAGAATATGCCTTACAATCCAAAGATATTCTTATAAGAAAAAACGCTACAATGATAGAAACGTACGGGACATTATCTAATCTTGAGGCTTCTGGTAGAAAAGAAGAAATTATTGAAAAATTAAAAGCAAAAGCCTTATCTACAGTTGAAAAAGGAAAAATAACATGTTTGAAGGCATACGGAGTAGATAACGCTCAAAAAGTTAAAACAATATGTGAAATAACTCAGAGAACTCTTATAGAAAGACATGGAGAAAATTTCTTTTCTGATATTTCGAAGATGGCAGATATTATAATAGTTTGTAAAAATAAAAATTATGAACTTTTATCTAAAGAAGAAGATTACGTAAGTCAGACTTCGCTTCTTTCCTTGAGGTGTACAAAACATGACTTTGAATTTAAGTCAAAACTTGTATATTTAAGAACTGCTTTTAATCAATGTCCAAAATGCAGAAATTATAATACTTCTAAGCAAGAAAAAGAAATATTCTCTTTCATTAATGAAATCTATGATGGAGAAATATCTTTAAATACTAGAGAAATTATTGGAAAAGAACTAGACCTGTTTCTTCCGGAAAAAAAGTTTGCTATAGAACATCATGGATTATATTGGCATTGTGAACTTTATAAGCATTATAAGTCTCATTCTAGAAAGTTTAAGAAATGTAAAGAAAAAGGAATATATCTTTTTCAGATATACGGCGATGAATGGAGAGATAAGAAAGAAATATGTAAGTCTATGATAAAAAATAAACTCGGACTAACAGAAAATAAATTATATGCAAGAAAATTAAACATTACTTCTATCAAAAAACATGATTATAATAATTTCTTACATGAGAATCATTTAATGGGCGCATATACTGCGACAAACGTTAAGAGAGAAAAGTGTTTTGCCCTTGTTGATGATAGTCAAAAAATAGTTTGCTGTATTGTTGCCAAAAAAATATTTGCAAAAGCAAATGAAAATAACAAAAATGCTTTAGAAATTACTAGATTCGGTACACTCATAAACACTAATGTTATTGGCGGCTTTTCAAGATTACTAAAATATATCAAATTATGGGGGAAAGAAGAAGGATATAATAAAATAATTACTTATTCTGACGCAAGATATTCAGTTGGCGATGTATATAAAAAGAATGGGTTTGAGTTAACTAAAAAAACAATGCCAAATTATTATTATACTAATTTTACTAATAGATTTAATAAATATTCTTATCGTGCAAAAAATGGTAAATCTGAATCAGAAATTGTTGCTGAACTTGACTTATATAAAATATATGATGCAGGTAAGTTTGTTTGGGAGTTAACCTTATAATCTTCTATTTATATTAAGACATATATTTTTAAGTTCTCTAACTACCTTAGAGATGACCGGGAAAAGGCAGCGTAAAAGCTGCCTTTTCTTTTTGGTATGCAGTTAATTCCCCTTTAAGAAATCTTTATTCTCTTAATTCCTGTCTGTTGGCATAATTATTACTGAAATAAGAACAATCACGTAAATTAAAGGATAAAAAAAATGATGAAATTAAGAGATCTTTTCTTAGAAGCAAAACCAACTCCAAAGAAAAAAGCAACTAAGAAACCCCAAGGTAAATTAGATTTCGATAGCATGTCCGATAAAGACTTTGATGCTTATATGCAAAATAAAGGTAAAGATAAGGCTATTTCTCCTGAGAAAAAAGCTGCCGTACCTTCAACTCCAAAGAAAAAAGCAACTAAGAAACCCCAAGGTAAATTAGATTTCGATAGCATGTCCGATAAAGACTTTGATGCTTATATGCAAAATAAAGGTAAAGATAAAGCTCCCGAAAAGAAAGCTCCCGAAAAGAAAGCTCAATCTTCAAAAACAAAGAAGAAAGCTTCTACAAGTAAACCAAAAGACTCTGGAATGCCAAAGTTTGCAGATTTAGCTAAAAATGCTTCAACTGGCAAAGAAGAACCAAATTATGGCGATATGTCAGATGACGATTTTGATAGTATGATAGGCAAAATTGGCACGAGCGATAATGAAATGGATAACATCGCAAAAAAGTCCGGACATCATTTTGGTTCTGATGCAGATATTGATATGGGCAAACCATCAGCAAAACCAGAAGAACCAATTGATGTGTCAGATGAGTTTCCAGATCTTCCGCCTCCATTGCCAAAGAAGATAAAAGCTGAACCAGACAATCCAGTGCCAAGTCTAGCTTCTTTAGCTGGAAGTAGCGGTCCTCCTCCATTGCCAAAGAAAGGCGTACAAAATAGAAATGATGAAGATCCTAAAGACTTTGTTCGTCCAACAGATGATTTTCCTATTTTTGATAAAAGTGAAAGCGAACCTTTTCAAAGTAGACCTTTTCAAAGTAGACCTCCTTCTCTATCAAAAGCTGCTGCCGCAGCAGGGTTAACTAAAAAGAAAGGAACTTCGACACCTCCACAATCCTATGACCATGATTACAGAACTGCGCCTGTAGCTGGTTATGGAGCTATGCCAACATCAACACAAAAAGGTGGCCAATCTGCTTTTTCAAAAGCAATGAGTGCAGTAGGTAAGGCTGGTAATTTAGTAAAAAAGAAAGCAGGCGCTATTTTTAATAATCCAGAGCCTTCAGTAGCTTACGCAACTGCTCCAAAAACTACTGGAGCTGATAATAATTGGGATAAAGCAGATGAAGCTGATGCTGATATGCCTACTTTAAGACGCCTAGGACAACAAACAAATACTAATATGAGCCAAACTTTAGATAAGGTTGGGAAAAAACCACAACCATTTTTAGCAGCCGGCCAAGATCCAAAATGGAAAGTTGGACAAACTGTTGATTGGCGTGGTCGCAAAGATTTTAAAGTCGTTACGGCAGAAAAAGGAAGATATACTTTACAGAAAATAGAAAATGGAGAAATAAAAACCTATAAATTTATTCCAGGTGGAAATGGTTTATTGCCAACAGGAACTCCTCCTGGTTCTGAAAAGAATTTTCCTGAATTAAATCAAGCTCAAAAACATCCAGAAGATAACGACGAAGAAGAAGGATAATTAAATAAATGAGTCAAGATATTACTCTTAATTTAACTGCGACATTTGCCGCTCATGAGGATCCTAGAACTGGATTCGGAACTTATGATGCAGATGCTCAATTCATAACTGACGCTGACGGGATGATTCGTTTAGTTCATAGAAGACTAGGCGGCGACCAAATACAAATTGAGTTAACAAATAGAGAAGTTTATACTTGTTTAGAACAAGCAATGTTTGAATTTAGCGCAATTACGAACGCATATCAAACAAAAAGCACTTTAGCGCATCTATTAGGTTATCCTACTGGATCGTTATCTGGCTCACAAAATCAAATTCCTCGCTTTGATTTAGCTTTAGCTAAAAGAAAATCTGAAGGATATTCTTCTGAAGCGTTAGTTGGGGGCAGCAAACGACTCTATTCAGGCTCAATTGATGCGGTTGTTGGACAACAACACTACGATCTAAATTATATGTTAAGCGCATCTGGGGCGGTCCAGCCCGGAACAAGAGCGGAAATAAGAAAAATATTCCATTTCTCTCCGACCGCTGCATATAGATTTTTTGATACAACATCTGCAATTAATTACTTAAATAATGAAATTGGTTTTGAATCATTTACTCCGGAAACAATCTTTTACATGTTGCCAATTTGGGAAGATGTATTGAGAGGCCAACAAATGGAATTAAATCAAAACGTAAGACGTTCAAATTATTCTTACTCTATTATAAATAACGTTGTTTCAATTTATCCTGTTCCTACTAAAACAGCAAAAATATTTTTTACCTATTTCCTAGTGGGTGGAAGTGGTGCGCAAAGTGCACTAGATCCTAATGATCCGTTTATTAATGGTGTTTCTAATTTATCTAATATTCCTTATGGAAATCTTGAATATAGTAAAATTAACTCTATTGGAAAACAATGGGTTAAGAAAATGGCACTATGTTTCGCAAAAGAAACTTTAGGGTATGCAAGAAGAAAGGTAGCTGAAATTCCAATTCCAAACGGTAATATGGTCTTGGACGGCCCAGCTTTAGTCCAAGAAGCGATTTCAGAACAAGAAAATTTACGTCAAGAATTAAAGCTTTGGTTAGATGATTTAACTTATGTTAAGTTATTACAAACGCAAACAGAGGAAGCCGATGCGCTACAGAGAATATTATCAAAAGTTCCTAATGGCATATTTGTTGGTTAAAATATGATATCTTTAAAGAAAGTTTTAGAAGAAGCTTTAAAAGAGCAAAAACTAGAAGAAGCAGGATGGCTCAAGAAGGCTGCTGTTGGCGCTACACTTGCGGGTGGCATCATGGCCAGCAATCCTACTCAAACACCTCCTATGCAAAGCCCTGCGCAAAGCCCTGCGCATCAAGGATTTGATTTCACGCAAGATGAACAAGAACTAGATATTCAAACTGTGAAAACAAAAGTTAAAACTGCCTTAAGGGCAGTTGAATCAAGTGGTCGGTATAAATAATATTCATGCCTGGATGAAGACAGGCACTAATGAAGGTGAGCGCGCCATCGGACCTTATGGTTTTATGCCGTCTACAATTAAAGATTTGGTGTCTAAGGATAAAAATTTAAAAGCAAAGTATTCAGCTATTTTAAACATTCCATTTGGAGACTATAAACAAAAAGAACTTGAAAAATTTGTTAATACTCATCCAAAAATAAATGAAGATTTAGCAGATTTCTATATTGATGAAGTGATTAGGATAACAGGGGACAATTCAATTGAAGGTATAAGTCAAGCTTGGCTGTACGGTCCATATGCTTATAAAAGACAAAAGAAAAATGCAACAGCAAATAATCCAACAGGCATTCCAAAGGGAGATAAGGTAACTGCCGACCGCAATACAAATGCAAGTTTAGCTTATCGTAATCTTCCGTGGGGTCAAAAAAATGATTAAGCTAAAGGAAGTATTTTTAGAAGCTCTTTGTGAAATGCCACATTTGGAGCATAGTGAGTTTATTGACTTGCGTATTGAATTATATCCAATTCCCCAAGAAGAAAAGACAAAATTAATGAAAGCTTTTCATTTAGGTTTAGGTGTATTTGCTAATTCCGTATCGGGAAATATAGTGTTTGATAAAAACGGCCAGCGCCAACCTAAATCAAACGAAGAGTCTTCACTTCCACATCTTCCTTCTGATTGGGAAAAATATGCAATAAGGGCTTAAAAAATGGAACTTTCTAATCTTTATAAAACGCTAAAGTGGCACGAACATCAAAGAGATAAGGTACCTGGCGAAAGCGTAGGGCTGTTCATAACTTTACCATCTGAAATAGCGGAACAATATCCTACTGAAGGTAAAGAAGGCCAGGATAGTTCTCCTCCGCACTTAACGCTTCTTTATATTGGCGATATTCCAACACAATTTGAAGAAAAAATATTGGAAGTCGTAAAGCAAGTTTGCGAGAATTTCAGAAAATTTAAAGTAAAAATTAAAAAACCTAGAAAATGGATCAACGATAAAAATCAAACAATCTATCATTCGCCGATAGCTTCTTCAAAATTAGTAAAGCTTCACGATGCACTCAAACAAGCTTTTGATCTAAATCAAATACCGTATTCAAAAAAATACCCAGATTTTAAACCACACGTAACAATTGAATATGTAAACGAAGGTGAACAACCTAAATTTCAAAACATTAAACCAGAAGGCGAATTTATTGTTGAAGGTATCTGGATTTGGCGGCTTAACAGAGCCTTATATGTTTTTACTTAAGTAAATACCGTATACAATCAAAACAAAGCGCCCTTTTCTTTGTCAAAATTGATAGTTATTAATAATGCCACTATTTATTCGGACCAAAAGAACTTCATTTTTTCAATTCTTTAAATAAAGAATTGATACAAAAAATCGTAGATCAGAAAGTAATTTACTATTCTGTATCGGCAGAACACACAAAAACTAACGATTTGTACAATGAAAGCTTAAGAAAAGTAGTTTATCAACCAATAGAAGTAAATGCGAGGGTTTTTTATAACGAACCAGAACAGACAACAGGTGGATTCTCAGTTGACATGGTTTATAAAATAGAATGCTATTTTCATTTAGATGAATTGTATCAACGCAATTTAACTCCAAGACAAGGCGATTTTATAAAATGGAATAAAATCGTATACGAAATACAAAAACTTACCTCTCCTCAAATTGTTTATGGTATGATTGAGCAGGAAGTTATGCTTAAAGCAATATGTCAAAGTACCAGAAAATCAAACTTTGATGTTTTTGAGGATAAATAAAAGGAGTTAATATGAGTAAGTTTTTTTTAATTTTCGTAGCAGTGTTAACGTTATCGGTTCAAGTTTGTTGTGTATCAAAGCAATTGACTCCAGAATTATATAAGCGAGTAGCATATAATTCTGTAGCAATGGTAGAAGTAGAATTTGAGATTCATGATTTGAAATCAAAAACAATAAGTAAGCCTAGCATAAGCGCTACTGCGTTTGCAATAGACAAAAAATATTTAGCAACTGCTGGACATTTTTGTATGGGTGTCTTTGAATATGCTCTTAAATCTAGAACATTGAAATCAAAAATTACCTACGTAGATAAAGACGAAGAGTTAAGTGAAAGTATGAATTTTAAAATTATTACGATAGATGTAAAAAATGATTTATGTATTATTGAAAAACCCAATCATCGTCTTATTCCAGTAAAATTAGTAACTGACTATAAACCAAAAATTAGAGATAAAGTTTTTACTGTTGGTGCACCACATGGAATTTTTCCAATTGAAACGGAAGGCTTTGTAAGTGTTCCCTCGATAAGATCAAGTGACAAAGAGTTAAATGGAAAGATAATGTGTTCTTTGCCAATTTATAGAGGCAATTCTGGTTCCCCTGTATACGACGATAATCGGAGATGTTATTGGAGTTATTGTGATGGGAAGTAAAGAATATATCAATATTGCTTTTCTTACGCACGTTAAGTATTTAATATCGCTCCTTGCGGAATTAAATAAACTTAATGTCAAATAATTTTTTTAACGACAAAAAGGGAACTTACGAAATCCCGTTGGTGACCTTAGAGACTATTGATTCTACCGTCAAGAAATATTTTGACGAGAAGCTTAATATCATGGTTGAAACTGAAAGAGGCAGAAAAAAAGCCTCTATCATGTTTGCAACTGGCGAACGTTGGAAGCTTACAAGAGACGATCTCCGAGACGAAAATGGAATTTTAATTCTTCCTTTGATTTCATTAAAGAGAGTTAATATCGACAGAACTCCCGGAACTTCGGCTATGGTACGAGAAGTTCCTTATATAACTGTTAAAAAAAATATCCATGAAAAAACTTCCAACATACAAAATCTTGTAGATCAAAAAAGAAAAAGTAATTTCCCTGAGAAAAAAGTAATTCCAGTTGAAGAATATCTAACAATTCCTTTTCCAGATTTTTGTACAATCTATTACGAGATTACAATTTGGGCTCAATATCAAACTCAGATGAACGAGATATTAGAGAAGATTTTTTATAATTACGACTATCTCGATTCTTTTGCTATGCATACCGCATATAATAATGGGGTCGGCGAAGGTTATAGATTTGTTGGCTATAGAGACGGCAATGTAACTCCACAAACAAATGTAGAAGAATTTTCTGCAGAAGAAAGAGTATTAAAATATGTCTATAACATAAAAGTCCCAGTTTACCTAATGCTTGATCCAAAAGATGAAACATTAGCATATGGTAGAAATAAAACAGAAACTACAAAAGATAAAAATACAAAAATGGTTTATAAATCGCAAAATGTTGTTGCGATCAAACTTAAAGAAAGTCTTGTTGGTGCTGGAGTAATAGATAAATTAAAAGCAGCAGAAATTAATTTATTCGACAATCAACAAGATCAAGCGAGAATAGATCTTTATAACTTATTGTCTTCTGGCGGAAGTGGTGGTGGCGGCGGAGGTGCACTTTCAATTTCTACTGCTATTCCGCCAAATATTGCGGTAGTAGGTGATGGCGGTAATTCTTCTCAAGCTGCTTCCGCTAATCATACGCATGGTCACGGCTTTTTAGCTGGTGGTGGAATGCATGCAATAGCAACTATATTGTCGGCTGGATTTATGCCAGCAGCAACAGGATCAGAATTAGATGTTCTCTCTATTATTGGTGGAGTTCCAAAATGGTCGATTCAATCATCTGCGGTAAGCACCCAAGTTACTGGTTCCGATAATTTCTTTGTAAAGCAAATTCTTCAAGTATCTGGTTCAATTGTAAACCCTATTGGTCATTTAATTTTATCTTCTTCGGCAGGTTCAAGAATAACTGTAAGTGGCTCATTACTCGTAACTGATTTATCTACAATAACAACAAGAGGGCCAATTGTCAACGATATTGGTCATTTAATTTTATCTTCATCTACTTCATTTATTACTGTTAGTGGGGCGCTTAAAGTAACTGGGGATTTTGTAAGTAATGCTCTAGATTCAAGATACGTATTAACTTCTTCATATAATAATTTTACTCAATCATTAAATGGTTTTACTGCATCATTTTCAGCATCAGTACAATCAATTGGAGATGCAAGATACGCTAGAACAGTGAACGGACTTCTTGGGACTATAACAGTTACAGCAGGTCCAAATATTACAATTAATACCTCTGGTCAAGATATTTCTATTACTGGATCTGCTGGTAATGTAACTGGTTCTACTGACTTTTTTGTAACAAATTTATTAAAAGTTTCTGGAACAATTACTAATCCAGTTGGACATTTGATTTTAAGTTCTACCGGTGGTTCGATAATAGCTGTTAGTGGAAATTTAAAGTCTACCCGGTCACATTATTGAAAATGCAACCCAAGATGGGACGACAGTAAATACTACAGCAGTTGTTGTTGACAGCTTCTTAACTAGTGAATTTCGTGCAATGAAGTATATATTTACAGTAACGTCAGGTAGCTCATGTCAAGCACAAGAAACTTTCATATTACAAAGTGGAACTATTGTAAATAGTACTCAATATTCGATTCTTTCATTTCCTGGAAATACTTTTGTTGGTTTTACAGCAAGTCTTACTGGTTCTACTCTAAGTATTATAGCATCTGGATCAGCACCAGGTAATACTGTTAAATTTATCAGAAATGCGGTGGTTATATAAATGGCTAATTTTAAAATAGAAGAAGGTCTTGAATCTAATGGACTTTTGACCTTAACTTCTTCTGCTGGCATAATTGTTGTTAGTGGAAGCCTTAAAGTAACTGGAGATGTGATATCAACAACTTCAGATACAAGATTTCTTCTAACTTCTTCTTACAATAACTCTTTAACGTCTTCAGTACATGCTGCTGGAGACGCAAGATATACTCAAACTGTAAATACATTTAGCGGAACTGTTTCGATTATTGCTGGACCTAATATTACAGTAAATTCAGGTTCAGGTCAAATAGTCATTACTGGATCTGCTGGCGCCGATACTAGTGCTTTGAATGCTTTTAGTCAATCCATAAATGGATTCACTTCTTCATTTAGTGCATCCGTACGCTCTATTGCTTCAACTACTTATGGCCCATTCACTTCTTCGTTGAATACTTTTAGTGCAACCATAAATACCTTTAGTCAATCTGTAAATGGATTCACTTCTTCATTTAGTGCATCTGTAAATTCAATTAGTGATGGCAGATACGTAAACAATATTAATGGGTACAGTGGCTCACTTCAAATTCTTGCAGGACCAAATGTCACTATAAATTCTGGTTCTGGTTTCATAATGATTACTGGATCTGCTGGTGGTGCCGATACTAGTGCTTTGAATACCTTTAGCCAATCCGTTAATGGATTCACTTCTTCATTTTCAAGTTCTGTTCAAAGTATTGCTTCAACTACTTACGGTCCATTCACTTCTTCATTGAATACTTTTAGTGCAACCATAAATACCTTTAGTCAATCTGTAAATGGATTCACTTCTTCATTTTCAAGTTCTGTTCAAAGTATTGCTTCAACTACTTATGGTCCACTTACTTCTTCATTGAATACTTTTAGTGCAACCATAAATACCTTTAGTCAATCTGTAAATGGATTCACTTCTTCATTTAGTGCATCCGTTCAAAGTATTGCTTCAACTACTTATGGCCCATTCACTTCTTCATTGAATACTTTTAGTGCAACCATAAATGCTTTTAGTCAATCCATAAATGGATTCACTTCTTCATTAAATACTTTTAGCCAATCCGTTAATGGATTCACTTCTTCATTTAGTGCATCCGTAAATTCTATTGCTTCAACTACTTATGGCCCATTCACTTCTTCATTGAATACTTTTAGTGCAACCATAAATACGTTTTCTCAATCTATAAATGGATTCACTTCTTCATTTAGTGCATCTGTTCAAAGTATTGCTTCAACTACTTATGGTCCATTTACTTCTTCATTGAATACTTTTAGTGCAACCATAAACGCATTCACGCAATCTGTAAATGGATTCACTTCTTCATTTAGTGCATCCGTTCAAAGTATTGCTTCAACTACTTATGGTCCATTTACTTCTTCATTGAATACTTTTAGTGCATCAATTCGCTTACCTCAAACTGGCGAAATTATTATTGCCATTAGTGGAAGCGGGAACGATGTTAATGTTGCTAGACCATTTCTTAAGAGTGGAAGTTATATTATATATCCATTCGCAACTTTTCAAGGTGCAATAGAACAACTTGCCATAGATACGAATAGAACATTAAACTACAATGTTTATATCATTAGTTCAACTGGTACTTTTGCCGGATATAATATTGAAGGATTTACAGGCAAAGGTCAAATTGTAATTCCTGGAAGTTATAAATTAAGTACCGTAACTTCCGGAACATTATCTGGAACTGCTGGCGCAGGCTCAACTTCTACAGTAGCCAATAAGCCTACTGGCGCCAATAACTGGCCTTCTGGCAGTTTCGAAGAAATGAGAGGCAAGTTAATTATCGTTGATGCTGGCGGCGGCGTTTCTACTACTCCATATCTTCCTACTGTTAGATTTATTGAAAGCAACACAACGGCTTCTATTGCATTCCCTGAAATATTTGGGTTCAATTCAACTTCTCAATTTAGAATTGTAGACGTAGGAACTACGGTATTTTCTGCTTCGACAAATGCTTTGATAGGTGTTCCGACTTGTGTTTCTGTAGTTGGAAATAAAAATAATATTACTATCGCTGGCACTAAGTTTAGCGGAACCACTAGCGTTCTTTATGGTTTCTTAGGATATCAATCTGAAACTATTATAGTTCAGGGTTGTGATTTTGCCGTTAGCTCATATTTAGGTGCCTCAAATATTAATGTCGGATATGCAAACTTAAATGATTGTTGGTTTCATAGTTCCTCATATCTTGAGGCCTTACATTGCGATAGAATAGAATATTTTAATATCCTACAAAACAGTGGCGCGATTGATGTTACTTCTTGTAGGTACGCAAGTATTGTAACTAACGCACAAGGCAATAATGCTAATGCGGTAAAAATGAGAAATATAGTGAAAGGACAACTTTCAGCAGATATTTCACTATCGACAACAACTCCAGTTGTATTAGAAAATATTCATCACTTTACGATGAGTACTTTAACAGGCTCTAATCCTGGAGCTACTACTGCCGTCACTATCAGTAAAGGTGGTCAATATATCGTAACTGGAGCAGTTATTGCGGCAGCCACGAACGACTTTTCAATCGAAGGTTTTACCGATTCTTGGTCTAATCTAAGCAGTTACGGATCATATGAAGCTCGCGGAACAAATATAAATTGGGGCTCTGGATATACGTACATTAAAGGAACTGGCGTAAGAATCGGACCTATTTCACCAGTGCCAGGCAATGAATTAATTGTTGATGGCGATGTTGTTTGGGGTGGAAATGAAAAATCATATGGATTTAAAATTTCACTTGATAATACCACTGCTTTAAGTGCTTACGTTCATTTGACTGCCGCTATTGGCGGCACACAAGCTGGCGCAACAACATCTGGTTATCGTTACAACTACATCGTCAGTGACAACAATCATACAGCATCAGTAAAATTAAATACTGCTTTCGTAGCTGGAGCTGATTTTGTTTTTCAAAATATTGGGGATTATTCATTTATATTATTTCCGCAAACTGCTGGAAAATTTAATAATCTTGCAGCTAACGCAGGAATGGAAATTCCATCTGGCTCTACTGCTTTTATTGTTTCGTCTGGATCAACAGGAACAAGTGCGAGAGTAACCTTATTTTATCCTAGAGAAGTACAAGATTTACGCTATCTTCTAACTTCTTCTTATGGTCTTTTTACAGCCTCAATGAACATATTTACTTCTTCATTGAATACCTTTAGTGCAACCATAAATACTTTTAGCCAATCCGTTAATGGATTCACTTCTTCATTTAGTGCATCCGTACGTTCTATTGCTTCAACTACTTATGGTCCATTTACTTCTTCATTGAATACCTTTAGTGCAACCATAAATACTTTTAGCCAATCTGTAAATGGATTCACTTCTTCATTTTCAAGTTCCGTTCAAAGTATTGCTTCAACTACTTATGGCCCATTCACTTCTTCATTGAATACTTTTAGTGCAACCATAAATACCTTTAGTCAATCTGTAAATGGATTCACTTCTTCATTTTCAAGTTCTGTTCAAAGTATTGCTTCAACTACTTATGGCCCATTCACTTCTTCATTGAATACCTTTAGTGCAACCATAAACGCATTCACGCAATCCATAAATGGATTCACTTCTTCATTTAGCGCGTCCGTACGCTCTATTGCTTCAACTACTTATGGCCCATTCACTTCTTCATTGAATACTTTTAGTCAATCCATAAACGCGCTAACCCAATCATTTGGTACTAGAATGGTTACAGCCATTTTCGATGGACGGAGGGCAAGTACTAGCAGTAGGCGCTAAGGCTTACGTTGCAGAGGTTCCGTTTAACGCTTCAATTACAGGATGGCGAATTATTTCACCTATTGCTGGTAGTGTTGTTGTAGACGTTTGGAAAGACACCTACCTTAATTTTCCTCCGACTGTCGCAGATACGATCGCAGGTAGTGAAAAACCTACACTAGCAGCAGTAGTAAGAAATGAAGATAAAACTCTTACAACTTGGACAACTTCTGTAATTGCCGGTGATTCACTGGTATTTAATATCGATTCTGCGACAACAGTTACCTATTTAGTTGTTCAGTTATTTATGAGAAACACTTAAAGGATTAAAAATGGCAATAAGAGTAAAAACAGTTGAGTATGTTGTCCCGACATTAACAGATACTAGAATGGCTACAGGGATTAATTTGACTCAGTCAACTTCGCAATTTTATGAATTTCCTGCTATTACTTGTTCTTTTCCAGAATCAGGAAGTAGAACATTTAAAAGTGTCATGGCGGAATATTGCTGGAACGATTGGTTTTCTGTTGCTACAAATCTTAGCGGAGTTGAATTTGGCATATCATCAGGAAGTGTTTCTGCTTCCTATGTTAGAAAAACTTACGGAGTATCTCAAGGTTTTAGCATTCAAACGAATACTGCCGATCCTCAAAATTTTACTTGGTTAGTTGATTTTACTCCAGAAGTAACTGATTCAAGTTTTGGCATTGGAGAACTTAGTGGAGTGTTTCAGTTATCTGCAAGAATAGCCACAGTTATCTCATCTTCTATTACCAACTTAAGCGCAAAATTATATTTCACTTACGAATATGAAGATTCAACTGCCCTTAAATTAGTTAAAACTGTAAGAATTCCAATTCAATCACATCATACTACGCTATTAACAACAATGTCTCAAGTTGGTGTATTTACAGGTGCAATTCCAGCACCTATAAATCAGATACCTGCGTTAAATACTTTCTTACCTGAAACAGATGGAAGAGTTATTCACCAAGCGTGGATAGAAATGTATTCCAATAATGCTGGGATTGCTGCGACAAATTTTAGCGCTGCATATCAAATTGATAACTCGGCTAGCGCTCAAAGTCCTCGCGCTCTTTATCAAATGGCTTTGATTGGTGGCGCTCTCACTAGAGATATTTGGATATACGATACCGGATCTTACGTAATTGATACTTCACATTCCTTCAATGCAGCATCAAGTGTCGTAACAAGAATGGAGACGATAGGCGGTTTTCTAGGTGTAACTTACAGTTATAATAATAATGCCGCAACTAATCCAACACGCTTAAATTCAATTCTTGTCGGTACCGATACCTTCAATAAGCCTTTATATATTAACGGAAGTGGTTCGGGGGATATGGATTTCCGTCTTATTGAAGTAAACGTGCCTGAAAATAATCCAGTATTAAGGCAAAGCGCTTTTGTTTATCACGTTATGGCGCCTGGTGGCGGAATATTTGGCGCAGAAGAATTCAAACAAACTTTGTCTAGAAGTTACACATTAGCCAATCTTGTTAATGCCGGCGGATCTATGATTCACCATAGAATAGATCATAGTGGTACTACTTCTCTAATTAAAGGAAAAAATGTTTTAACTTCTGCATTTTTGTTTAATAGCGCTGGTCGGTTGTAGTCTATGGGGATCTTGGGCTTATATCAATTACACCAGTGATTGTAGTCCGCTTGGTGAAGGCGCGCACAACCATACTACTGCTTGGTGTATAGCGTCGTCGTCAAATGCATATGGCCCTAATTATGGCGAGTTAGGTACTTCCATCCAAAGGACGGCAAGTATCCCTGAAGATCAATATTTTTTGAATAGTGTTGTATATGAATACTGCATAAGAAATTCAAATACTATGGATTTTAGTATGCAAATGTCATTAACTTCCAGTGAATTTCTTGGTTCTGGATGGGCTAGTGCTATTCCTATGACTTTGAATTGGGGAGATTTCGAACTGCATCCAATCAAGTTTTGGAATGATGCAATAAGTCTATTTAATCAATATCCTGAAGCAACTGGATCATATGCAAGAAAAGCCAATATTAAATTGGGTAAACGCTATAGATTTTGGATAGGAGTTTCTGGACCTTGGTTTTTAAAGAAATGGGTAACTTACCACTCACTAACTTCTTCTGTGAATGGAACTATTACAGGCAGTGCAGGACGGAACAGTTAACTTAAATCTACTGCGCCTAAGTGATTTTGCAACCGTCATGACTACACAAAGAACTGGCAACGGTGCTTTTTCAATGTCTTGGTACGATAATACAAACAATGATTATGTGGTAATTGGAAGAGAAAGCGCCGATTGTAAAGGGATAAGCGCCGCAGGAACGCCTAATTCAAGTGTTTTTGATATTACGTTATCTTCATCAGGTGGGACGGCAGGGTCAGGCTCGACTACTATTGTTGCTTCTAGTTATGCTTTCATTTCATAAGGAGATTGATGAATGTCAGTAGTACATGGTTTCGCACATATAGATGGTAAGTATCCAAGTACTTCTTCATTTTTAATTACTGGATTTAATGCTGGAAAAACTATTGGTTTTTCTGCTTCTAAACTTCAATTGGCTCCAAATTACGCTACAGTTTATCCTACTCAATCTTGGGGCTCTACACCAACAACATTAGCTGAACTAGCTGCAACAACTCCATTCCAAATCGTATTTAACGATTCTCAAGTTAAAAGATATTATTTCAATACTTGGACATTTGCTAATGGAACGAATCATCCTTGGATTGTCGATATTTCTAGGACTCAATTAGAGAACGAATATGCAGAAATCTATAATTTAGGCGTTTACTTGTTAGGTAATTATTCTAATAAAACTTTTATTATAAATCAATGGGAAGGTGATTGGGCACTTTTAGGAAATTTTATAGATTCAACTAATGTTCCTCCATATCGAGCTGAAAGAATGGCAGCCAATTTAGCTGTTCGTCAAAAAGCCGTGAATGATGCAAGGAAAAACGTACGAAGTACGAGCGTACTCTTACATTCAGTTGAGGTAAATAGGTGTTTAGATCCTTCTCGGAATACGAGTTCACAGAGATGTATTCCCAATAGCAAGACCAGATATTGTAAGTTTTTCTTTATATGAGGCAATAAATACCTGGGGAACACAGACATTTACAGAAGGAAAAATTGAAGAATTATTTACAAAAGCCATTAAAACAGTAAAAAGACAAGTTGGAAATTACGTACCAATGATGGTGGGTGAGTTTGGCTGGCCTGAAAACGATTCAGGGTTCTTATTTAATAATTTAAGCCCAGGACCGTTAATTCAAAAAGTAACAGATATTGCAAATGCAAACAACTTTACAGACATGTATTATTGGGAAATTTACGATAATGAAGAATTATCTCCAGGAAATCCAAGAGGTTATTATTTAATAGATAAGACAGGTTCTTACAGTAGAGCTGGGACTAAATATCTATCGTTACTTGCATAAATGGTCGTGAAAGAAATTAATAAGAATTTCAATAAATAACTATATAGGCTTTTAAAGTTCCTTTAAGGTCTTGTTGCTATACTTATATAATAGAATTGCAATATTTTCAATCTTAGGAGACCATAAATAGATGGCAAAATTATGTTCAAATAAGGATTGTAAGCAGGTTAGTAAAAAAACAATAACATCTAATATTATTGTTTTTAAGAAAACAATGGAGAATATATAATAATATGGCTAAGTCATTCGTTAGTGCAGGTGTTTTTACAAGTGAGACTGACGCTTCATTCTTGGGACCAGGCGTCGGTTCTATTGGAGCGGCTATAATTGGTACTGCACCAAAAGGTCCAGCTTTCGTTCCAGTTACAGTTAGTGATATGTCTGAATTCATTTCGTTTTTCGGTGATTTAGATAAAAATAGTATCCTCGGATATGCTGCAAGAGCTTATCTGAAAAATGCAGGAACAGCGAATATTATTCGCGTCCTTGGACCAGAAGGTAGAACGGTTAATGGTACGGCTGTAGCTGCTGGCTATAGCGCAGACAGTATTTGGTCTATTAATGGCCAATCAGGTTCAACAAACACTTGTCTCGCTTTGATTGAAATTACAGGATCGGCTGATCTCGTAATTACGGACTTAGTAAATGATGAATGCTTTATTGAAATTTCTGGTACAGGCGGCGCAGGATACGATCCTAGAGTTGCAGTTACCGCTTCTTTCTTGAGCGGTTCTTCAAATTACATTAAGAAAGTTTTAAATACAGATCCAACCTTATTTGGAACACAAGGCTATTATGTTCGCGAAGTATACGATTATGGCGTAAAATTACTTGCTGGTGGAAATGCTAATTTCAATTCTTCAAGCCACGCAGTTGTTACGAGTTTCGCCTTTGGTTATAACTCAGGTTCAACACCATGGATTAAATCACAAGCATTCGGTGGAAATGAATTTAATTTAATTAGAATTCATACCCTTGGTCACGGCGAAGCGGAAAATGGAAGATTCAAAGTTTCCATTAGTAACGTTCGTGTTTCTCAAGCTCCAAGCGTTTCTGAATTTGGTCGTTTCGATTTAGAAATTAGAACATTTGGCGATACAGATAAGAATCGTTCGGTTGTTGAAAGTTTCCCAAATCTTTCATTTGACCCTACCGATCCAAGTTACGTTATGCGCGCTATTGGCGACAAGTTCTTTAGTTACGATAATACAAGAGGTAAGATGGTCGAACTTGGTGATTACCAAAATAGATCAAAACTTATCCGCGTAGAATCAACAACTGGTTCATTCCCAGCGGCAGCATTACCATGGGGATATAGAGGTTTGGCGAAACCAAATCTTTCATCTGGTACGCTTTCAAGTCTTATTAAAGATCTTCCATTGACAGCAGATCTCAAAGATAAAGAAACCCAATCAGAAGCACAAAGTTATGTTTATTGGGGCCTAGAAACGGTTCTATCAGGCAACGTTGCTGCGAGATTCGATAGATTCTCTGCAATGACAGGTTCTGATGCTGACTTTACGTTAACGTATGTTTCTGGTAACTCATTGAGTACGTTACTTTACAACACAAGCAATCCAGTTCTTTCAAGAAAAGTTCCTGGCGACTCAACTACTCATACTGTTCTTGAACCACAATATGCTAAGTTTACCGTTCCAGTAGCTTTCGGCTCAGATGGTTTCGATAGAAGATTAGTTAATCCTCTATCGAACGAATCACAATTAGCTGGTATTTCACAACTCGGAACGCAAGCTCTTAGAGAAGCGATTGATATTATTGCAGATCCAGATTATATCGACATTAATCTTTTGGCGATTCCTGGAATTTATTCAAGCAAAGTTTGTGACTATGCGTCACAAAAGATGGTTGATAGAGCCGATGCTTTCTACTTGATGGATATTTCAGGTTCGACTGTTGATGCGGTCGTACAAGAAGTTAGAGGTAGAGGTTTTGATACTTCTTATTCTGCAGTTTACTATCCAGGTATCAGAATCAATGATGATGTAAATGGTCTAGCTATGACTGTTCCAGCGTCAATTCCAATGCTTGGAGTTATTGCCTTTACAGATAGAGTTTCACAACCTTGGTTTGCGCCAGCGGGTATGAATAGAGGTGGTTTGAGCAGAGACACTATTGGTTTCGATGTTCTATCATTACTTGATCAACTTACGCAATCTGAACGTGATAAGTTATCATTAAATAGAATTAACCCAATTGCAAGATTCCCAGACGTACCACAAGGCGTTGTATGGGGACAAAAGACTCTTCAATTGAAGTCTTCTGCTTTGGATAGAGTTAATGTTCGTAGATTGTTAATCAAAGCTAAGAAATTAATTGCTTCGGCTGTTAAGTTCTTGGTATTCGAACCAAACAATCCACAAACAAGAACAAGATTCCAACAACTTGTTAATCCAATTCTTGCAGACATTGCCCAAAAGCAAGGTTTGGAAGCATTCAAGGTTGTTATTGATGAAACAAACAATACACCAGCAGATCAAGATAGAAATACTATGAATGGTAGAGTATTCCTTATCCCAACAAAATCTACTGAAATCTTGAACGTTGAGTTCGTAGTTAGTAAATCAGGTGCAACGTTTAATGAGTAAAATTTGGTAATAGTCTTAGTCGGCTATACTTATATAAAAGAGGATGTGATTTAAAAAATGGCAGAAATATTAGAAGTTTCCCAAATGTTAGCAGATTCTTACGAACCCAAACGTAAGAATAGATGGATTATTGCAATCAATGGAATTGATTCTTTCACGGCAAAAACGTCGTCAAGACCACAATTAACGTTTGAAGAAACACCAGTTGATTACTTAAACCAAAAAAGATGGATTGCAGGTAAAGGTACTTGGGCTCCACTTACTTTGACTTTATATGATCCTATTGTTCCTTCGGCTTCACAAAAAGTTTACGAATGGGTAAGACTTTGTTGGGAAAACCTAACTGGTCGTATGCGGATACGCACAGTTCTATAAAAAGAACATTAACCTAAAGCTCCTAGACCCTGTAGGCGCAGTTGTTGAAGATTGGGAGCTACAAGGTGCATGGGTACAAGACGTCAATGGTGGCGACCTAGATTATGCTTCTAGCGACCTTGTTGAACAAGCTCTTACAATTCGCTTTGACCAAGCTGTCCTCTTATTTTAATGCATTGCGTTATAAGCACTGCTTAATCAAATCCTTCCTCTTAAATTTCCTTTACATTTTTTTCTAAATCATATACTTATATGCATTGAATGATTAACATCGTCAATAAACATTTTCATATTTCGACAGAAAACGATTATTGTATTTCGAGGCCGACTATTTTTGGCAATCCTTGGTCTCATATGGATTCAAAATATGCAGATGCAATAAAAACCAAGACAAGAGAAGAAGCTATAGAAAAATATATTCCTCATTTTATAGAACAATATAAGACAGATCCTTCCTTTAAGGAAGCTGCAGATACTTTAGTAGAAATAGCAAAAGAATCGGATATTAATCTTGTTTGCTGGTGTTTTCCAGCAAAATGTCATGGCGATATTATCAAAAAGTTTATAGAATATAAGTTAAAAAAACAAAAGGGAGAATTAAATGTCTGAACAGTTACCATCAAATCCATTCGCGGAGCAGCAACCAACCAATGAACAGCCGCAAGTTCAACAAAGACCGCAAACACAACAAACACAACAAACACAGCAACAGCATTATGCGCAAGTTCCTGTGGAGGCTGTTACGCTTCCAAGTAAAGGAGCTATTTATCCTCTTGGTCATCCTCTTTGCAATGAAGAAGCGGTAGAAATTCGCTGCATGAGCCGGAAGGGACGAAGACGTCCTCTCGTCGAAGGCTTTAATTAAAAATGGCACGGTAATTTCTCAGCTTCTAAAGAACTGTATTACTAATAAGTTAGTTAATCCAGATCAAATGCTTACTGGAGATAGAAATGCAATCTTAATTGGTTTAAGAGTTACAGGATATGGCTCTGAGTACCATGCAAAAATTACTTGTAGAGAATGCGATAAAGTTTTTGAAAATGCTTTTTCTTTAGCTAACCTTACATTGAAACCTTTAGGTGCAGCCCCGCTTCAAGCTAATTTGAATTTATTTTCTTTCGTTCTTCCGATGGCTGGAACTGAAGTTCATTTCCGTCTTTTGACGGGCGAAGATGAAACTGAAGTTTCTAAAATTATTGAAGGAAGACGTAAGCTTGGCGGTCAAATTGAAAATGCCGTTACTACAAGACTTGCTCACGCTATCATTACAATTAATGGTGAATCAGATAGACAAAAAATTATGCAATATGTTTTGAATATGAGAGCTGGAGATGCCAGAGCTTTAAGAAAATATATTGATGAAATTGAACCTGGTGTAGATATGAAGCAAAAGGTTGTCTGTGCCCATTGTCAAGCTGAAAGTGAGGTTGACATGCCACTTGGCATGAGCTTTTTTTGGCCTGACGCTGGCACCTAAAGAATTCTTTTTAGAAGATATTTTTGCTTTTATGTATATGTTTCCTGGACATTCTTATGATCAGGTTTTAGATATTCCGGTGCCAATTCGCGAATGGTTTAAGAGACGTTGGAATACTCAAAAAGAAAAAGAGCAAGGCAATAAGCCTCCTATGCAAGATCTTGATACTCCGCTGCCTGCTAGTCAAAGAGAAAAATATAAGAAAAAAGCTTGACTTTACGCCTAGCTGCGTATACGTTAACTAGATGTTTATTAGTAAACAAGAGCAGTTAGCGCTAGCTAAAGAATTTCAAAAACACGCAAATGTGCAAATGGCTCGACTACAATTTATGTATGATGAGCTTTTTTATGTAGATAGCGCCGGCAACAAACTTCCTAAGCCAAGTACAACCTTAATTCAACTAAACCTCATTAAAGAGAAATTATTAGAAATTGACGCTATTTATAAACAAAGGATTTCAGAATTTCAAGTTTTAGAAAAAGAAAGAGAAGAAGTAAACAATAACGCAAATAATACGAAGAGCAATATTGTAGCTTTCTTTTCAAAATATGATATTGAAATTCCGAAAATTCTTAAGCAGTTGTATAGAATCTAATGAGGCTTTGAAATAATTGGCTAACGATCCTTCTGATCCAAATTCTGGACGGTGTTAATAATAATAAAGAAGCTTTAGAAACAGCTAAAGTTTTAAGCTCTGTCTTTAAAGATATTGCTCTGGTAATGGGTAATATTAATACTTCATCAAAAACTCTTACCGATCATATCGCTAAAGGCACAAAACAAACTTTAGATTTTGAAAAAGTCTTAACTGACGTTCTTTTCAATTCAGAAGAACTTGGAAAGAATTTTAAATCAACAAACGATCTTCAAAAGAAGATGCAAACAGATTCCGGATATTTCTTGAAAATGCAGAAAGAAATTTGGAAGACTGTTGAAAAAGGATTGAAAGAAGCAGAAGGGGCAGCTAAAAAGAAATTAGATGAAGAAGAAAATTCTATTAAGAAAGAATTAGATCATCATGATAAATTAGAGAAATTCTATAAAGACAGACAAGAAGCAGAAGCTCAACTTGGAAAAGTAAGAGAAGATATCACTAATGATTTTGAAAGAAATCTTAATTTAACGGCAAGACAACTAAAAATTAATAATAAAGTTGTTCTTTCGATGGGCAATGTAAAAGATATCGTGGACGATCTTGGTCAAAAGATAAGAGATCCTTCGATAGCTGCTAACAGTATCTTAACTAGTATGGGCGGATGGGCTCCCGCATTATTGAAAGCTCACCAAGAAGGTGGTATTTTTTCTAAAGTCTTTAGTAAAGTTGGCAAGATTGGCCGGCTCATTAGCTACAACCTTTAAATCATTAGGTACCGCTGCAGGCTTAGCGGCAGCAGGTGCCACTCTTGCAGTAGCTACGCTGGTTATTGCGCTATCATCCGCAGTAGTCATAGCAACCGTATTATATAAATTATTTGCTAATTATTGGGATTTTCTTGATAAAAAAGTAATTCCTGCGAATGCTGAATTCAATAAACAAATTGGAGTAGGCACTAAAGCTACGGCGCGGACTTAATAGTCAAATGCAATCTGCTGGTGTTGAATTTGAAATGCTAGGAATGAGCTTTGAAGAAGGTGCTGGCCTTATAAGAGATCTTGCTATTGGTTTAAAAACTGGTATTAAGATTCCTCCGGAAGTTTTAAAAACTGGTAAAGAATTGACGGCAGTTCTTGGACTCACCGGCGATGAAGCCGGAAGTCTAATAGTTCAGTTTCAAAAAAGTGGTCTTTCAGTTAAAGAATTAAACGATTCGTTTAAAGTCGGCGCTGCGGAAGCAAAGAAATACGGACTTCCTGTTAACGATGTCTTGCGCGATATTGGTCAAGCTCCAAATTTACTAGCTAGATTCGGCACAAAAAATGCGCAAGTATTTGCCAAAGCAGCAGCAAAAGCAAAGAGTTATGGCTTATCTATTAAAGAAATTGATGCTGCCTTCGGAGAACAACTTGATACATTTGAAGGTTCTGCTAATGCTGCTTCGAAATTGAATGCAGTTTTTGGAACATCAGTTAATTCACTAGAGTTAATGCTTGAAACAAATCCAATGAAACGTATGGAAATGATACGTAGTTCATTAGAAAATCAAGGCAAATCATGGGAAAAATTAAGTGTATTCGAGCAGAACGTTATTACTTCTAGTTTAGGCGTTGAAAAATCTCAAGCTGCATTAATATTGTCTTCCGCAAAAGAAAGAAAAGGTTTGGAGGAAAAAGCAAGAGCAAAAAAAAATCAAATTAATATTGATGAAAAATGGAATGCCGGAATGGGCAGTATTAAGAAGACTCTTCTTGCATGGGGACCGTTGCTTGATCAATTAATGCGCTCTGCTTCTAATTTTATTGTTAAATTATTTGGTGGTAAGGATGCAGGCACTACAGTGATGAAGACTGCCGATGTAGCGGCAAACGCAATAAAGACTATTACTGGAGCTATAGACGAAGCTACTCTTAAAATAACTGTACTTAGGGAAGGGTTAGCTAGATTCTTTTCTCCGACGAATAACGCAGATAAACTTCTTGAGTTAATAAGAAAGCCAGTGAAAGAAGCTGAAGATTTATTAGCAATAAAAAAACTTACAAGAGAAGAAGATACCCTATATATTGCGCAACTTGCTATGATAAATAAAGGAGAAAATAAGGATTTACTTGCTCGCGCTAGATCGACGGCTGATAATGCAGCTCCAGGGATAGATAAATTTAATGATTTATCTGGTCGGCGAGAAATTTAAAAAAAGAAATCAAGAATCTCTGCGTAAGGTAGTAGATGAAAGCAATAGAATGATTAATCAAGTACCGCTAGACCAAAAAGAAGCAGATAAATATCATATACAAAAATCAAAAGACGCAGCTATTCAATTAGCTATAGATAAAAAGAAAACAAGAAAACAAAGAGAACAAGAAGAAGATGCTATTATTTTGGCTAAGCAAAAAGAAGAAGAAGAAGCAATAGACACAAATAGATCAAAAAAAGAAGTTCCAGTAACAAAAGATATCGCCACTACAACTAGCGGCATTAGCAACATGTTTGATGGTATGAAAGATTTTTTTATAAAATATAATACAATGAGCATTAAAAAGCCTGATACTAATGTCCAAGATGCTTACATTCATAAGTCTGGAAAAACCATAGGTATATCTGAAGAAGATAATATTCTTGTTCGCAAGGACATGAAGAAAGTTAATCAGGGCGAAAACAAACAAACGGTTGTTAGTGTGGATAATAAAGAATTAATAAAAACAGTAAATATGTTGCAAGCTTCAATTGACAAACTATCTAATTCATTATCTGCTGGTCAAAAAATTATGCTAACAGACACAGACGGATCTTACATCGGCAAAGGTCTAATGCAGAAGGCAAGAGGATAATATGGCAAAGAATAATGATAAATTATTGAATCTTGTTGACCTTTTAATTGGCAATATTCTTCAAAATGCTATCTATACGGATTTAGATACTTATAAGAACCATATTAAGAAGCTCGGGTCTGCGTATCCTGTGCCGCAAGCGAACGTAAACGACACTAGGCCGCTTTCTTTTAATGGTCCTATGCCAGAGCATCCCCACAAAGGAAAGGTCGGTATAAACGCAAAGAATGATGTTTTCCCATCTTCGCCGAGCATTCACAATGACAGACCTGCCTTTTTGGATAATCGTGGACCATTACGTATTAATGGTCCTGATCCTATTCATCCACATGATGAATTAACTGGAATTAATTCATCTCAACATGTCTTTCCGTATACTCATGATAATAGACCTGCGTTTTTAAATCCAGTTCCACCCATTCGGTAAACATGCTGCAAGCACTCCTTTTGCAAAAAGAGCTGCGATCTATAATAATGTTCCTTCATATCCTCCGGATGTAGAAGATCAGCTAAATAATGTTTCTACTCCATTAGATACAAATAGACCGTTAAGAACGGAGATGTATTCTCCCGCAATTCCTCCTTTGAATATTCCAGAACAACAAATAGGAATTTCAGAACCTTTAGATTCTAAACTTACACGCGATTCAATTTACGCCGGTACTTTAGTTAATCAAATTCCATTATTGCCTGAAGCGCAAGCAAGCAACATCGAAAGTCAAATAATTCCTCCTGGTACGCAACTTCCAAGAGTTCTTGATAAGAACGATATTTATAATGGTAGTAACTATCCAAATGTTAGTTCTGGGGCTCCTATTGGACCTTCTGTAAATGGAAATGACATTGGGAATATTCCAACTGATATTTTGGAACAAGTAAGTAGAGACGCTTCTTTAAATACAAAACTTACAAGAGATGACATTTATAGAGATATTCGCGGCGTAGCCATTGATCAGCCATTGTTGATTGCAGATGATTCTATCATTCGTCCAATTCAACCAAATACGCAAGCTAAAAATATTTTAGATAAAGTTTTACCTCCAGGAACGCAACTTCCAAGAGATTTAAATAAAAACGATATTTATGGCAATGATGTAAATAAAATTCCTAGCGACATTACAGATCAATTAAATCAAATTCAAAATAACATTGCATCGCAACCAAAAAATTCAACTGTAAAGCCTTTAACTAGAGAAGAAATCTATAAAGGTTCTGACTATCCTACCGCTGAAAAAGGATCTGCTGTTCGTCCATTTACAGATGTAAAATATGCAGTTGGTAATGATGTAAATAAAATTCCAGATGACATTAGCAAGCAATTAAATAATGTAAGAAGTAATCCTGATTTTATTCCTGATATTGGTCACGATGAATCTCATAGAAAAGAAATTTATGAAAAAGCTCGCGATTTTACTCAGCCAAATATCAATAGTAATATTGGTAGATGGCCAGGGTCTAATCTATCTAAAGGCGACGAAAATGTTAAGAACGGGAAACCACCAGCTCCACCTTTAAATATAAAGCAAATAGCTGAAGAGGGATTGTTTCCTCATAAGGTAGAATCAAATGGTTCGCCTTTACAGCAAACTCGTGAAGAAATTTATAAAGACATTAGAAACGGCATTCCACTTACTCCAGACGGTACCCCAGGTACGCCATTATTGCGCGATGAACTTACTGAGCAAACTTACAAACAGTTCGTACCAGCAGATCAAGATATAAAAAATAACCTTTATAATAATAGTCCCGTATCATTTATTAAAGGTGGACCTTATGGTATATTTCCAGGTCCAACAAAATATTTTGATATTTTCGCAATTGCACACTGGGTAAGAAATGTTGGAAGTGAAGTTTTCTTTCTTCCTAAATTTCAAAACGCTAAAGGTTCAAACGAAGGAACTTTTCAAGGTCCAGTTAGGTCTAATCAACCAGGTGGACCAAATGGCTCAGAAACTTTACAAAAATCAATAACATTTATTGCAACTCAATTTTTATTAGCATCTCTAAATAAAGGAGATCCGCAAGCATACGGTGTTGCAAATTTAATTTATAATCCACTTTCTATTTTAAGTGCATTTTTACCTGCTAGAGGAATTTCACCAAGCGAAAGACCTACGATCGGTAATATGATTTCAACTTATAAAACTAATTTAGCAGCTTCCGTAGTAGCTGGTGGCGCTCCTTTAGTTGGTGAAAGATTACTTTTAATTAGAAAAGGTATCTACGCAGAAGTAGCTCCAATTCAAAGACTAAATCAATTAAGAAGCCCGATTCCTATTGGAACTGGTTTCATTGGAAATCTTAATGGAGGTACGACTGAAACTTTAGACGATGAAAGTCCATTAAGATTATCCAAACCAACTACGATTGAAATGATCACAAATGGTAATACCGATACTATAGCCGCAAAACTAGGAGTCCATACTAACTTATATAACGAAGAAAGAAAATATGGTCTAGAGAATGCCATTTATCCTTTGGAGAAATTAGAATCTAAAGAAAATGAAGTATTTTATCCAAATGCCGGTATTCCTGGTCTAAAAAACCTATCCATATTTGACGGAAAGCCCGCTTTCGGTTCTGGTCTTCTTGCAAGCGGAAGAGATATGACGTTTATTGCGAAACCTAAATTGCAATATTCAGATAAAATTGGCATCTCATCTAAAGATCTACCAGATAATGTAGATGTTGCTTTTGATGCCGTAGATGAAGAAGATGGCTTCCATACTGGTCCAATCGATGATGATGAAAACTATATGCCATTTATGTTTGAAGATTTGAGACAACCAGACGATCTTCTTTATTTTAGAGCATTTCTTAAATCAGGTTTGGGAGAAAGTTTTTCTCCAGATTGGAGTGAAGATAGTTATTACGGAAGAGTGGATCCTGTGCCGACATATATGGGAACTAGAAGAAGTATAGATTTATCTTTTGATGTCGTTGCTTGGGGGCCTAAAGATCTTGGCGTAATGTATAAAAAATTACAAAAACTACAATCTATGGTATACCCTCTCTATGACGATAAAGGATTCTTAAAGACAGGTCCAATTATTAGAATGAGAATAGGCGACTTATTTTGTGGAGCAGAAAATAAAGGCTTGCCTGGTTATATTACTTCTTTAGATTTTTCATATGATGACACAACTTGGAATATTAAAAAAGACTTTAAAGTTCCAAGAAAAGTTATAGTCTCTCTTGGATTTACAGTTATTCATGAACATAATCCTGGCTTATATAAAGATGGAAATAAACATACATTTGGAACAGCCAAAGTAACTCAAGAAGGCTCGACAATAAAAGTTGCAACTCCTAATATATCTGATATTAGAAAAATCTTTAAAACGGTAAGAGGTAATTAAAAATGATTACCTCAATGAGGAAAATAAAGTGAGTTTAAGTAGATATCGAAATAACAACACAATTGAAGATGGACAATTTCTTGAAACTCCAAATTTTCCAACTCAAGATGTCTTAGATGAAATTCCAACGATTCAAATAACTGCGACTCAATATGATAGGTTAGATAATCTAGCGCATAAATATTTTGGAGATGGACGCTATTACTGGATTATTGCTTTATTTAATGATATAGATTATCCCTTGGGTGGCTTTAGTCCTACTGAACCGACTATATTAAAGATTCCAACTGATTTGGACGCGGTTCTTAAATTATTTTAATATGACAGTAAAACCAGAATATTTTTACGTAGGAAAAGCTCCCGCTAAAGTAAGCGCCGAAAATAATTCTCTTAGAGAAAAGACTAAAACAAATGGAGATTTATTAAATCCTCTTTTCAATTTTGAAAAATCTTTTACTGATGATTTTTCAAAAATAACGCAATTAGAATTAGCGCAGGCAATTCCTTATATTAAGCTAGATATTGTAGATTTTTCTGGCAAATCTGTAAATAATTTAAATGTTTCTTTTTTTCATAAACAAATAGATTTTAATGCAATAAGCCAAGAAGAAAGGTATAGTGATAGGCCAACTTTATCATTGCAAAATATAGATATTTCTATTAGTGAAGCATCTGGTTATATTTGCTATACAGACGTTACTTTAAGAATAAAAATTCATAAGAAAAATGATTTGTCAAATAAAGCAGTTTTAGGTTTATTATTTCCTGGTTGTCTGCTGAGATTAGAATACGGATGGAATAGTTCGAATGATTTTTTAGGTCAACGACAAGTTTTGTCAATGAGCGTAATAAGCTATACCATGAACTTAGATAAGACCGGCCAAGCTGATTTGGTAGTTACTTGCAAGGCATTTAATTCAGCACTTTCGGCGGTTTTAATTGGGGATTTAGGTCCAGAGGATGGAAATGGTTATTTATCTATTAGCTATACTCAGATAGATAAATTCTTAAAATATGCCAAAGCATTAGAAAGTAATAAAGATGTAAATGATTATTCTTTAATTTCAGCTAGTGTAAAAAAATATGAAAATAGAGCTAAAGTAGTTAAAGGTAAAATTTCTACAAACTTTCTCGCTTCAGTTACTAAATTACATGATAAAAAATTTAGAGCTAAAAGTAAATTAAATAATAAACCTGGCGCAAAAGAAGTTCGTTTTTTAACTTTTCATGATATTTTTTATATATTGTGTGACGATACCTTAAAGGCTATAACTAAAACAATTCCAATAGAGACCTTTGAAATTGTTTATGGAACTTTTAATAAATCTTCCGGAAAAAAATTAAGCAATACTTCTGTTGCTGACCTTTTAATAAATTATGATAAATTCATGGGTTTTATTAAAGAAAAAAGAGTACAAGGAGCCACTTGTATAACAATTTCAGAACTCTTAACTGAATTAATAAGTTATGCAGAAGATGAAGTTTATGTAGTAGAAGAAGCTGATAGCAAAAGTAAAGATAAAGAAAAAATTAGCTGGCCAAAATTAATAGCAAATTTTTCAAACTCAGGCACTAAACTTACATTATCTATTTTCGATATTAAGGCGAATCTACCAATTACAACTAATGAAATGCCTACTGGAAAATCATCTTCTGGAGCTGTAGAGAGAACATTCACTAAAGACTTTAATTTGCCTTTAATGGCTCTTGGTAATGCCAATACTTTCATAAAAGAAATTAGTTTATCTCGCGTTGACGACCCTCAAATGGAAGCTGTCATGATTTCTAGAGCTGCTGCTGCTGCTTATCAAAATCCAAGAGATCCGGTAATTAACGGAGATTACATAAATACAGGACCAGTAAACCCACTGACACTCCCTTTACAAGGTTCTTCAACTATGATAGGACACGTAGGTTGGTTACCTCAACGAGCGTTTTATTTATCAACTGGACTTTTCATGGTTGATGCTGTATATATTATTTCTTCCGTTCAACATTCTTTAAGTAGAGATCGGATTTGAAACAAAGATTAATTTTCGCTGGCATTAAAAGAAAGAGAAAAATTTGTTTTTCATCGACTTCATTCCGGGAGATAAAGAAACGTTTCTTCTTTTTAATCTCGACACTAAAGAAATTACAGAACTAAAAGATTCTCTTGAATTAAGTTCTGAGTTTTATGACAAGAAACTTTTTTGTTTTGACTTATATAAGATGAAGTCTTATTTTGGCAATACTTTCCCATTTGTATTTGATATTCAATCTTTATTTAATTTAAATTTAAAAAAACCAGAATCAATAGA